TTCTTCACCCACTCGGCAATCCTTCCCATGATTATCGTCTGCACATCTTCAGGAAAGTCGTGCCTTACGAGCATCTCGTCAAGGATACCGTCGAGGCGCACCAACGCATCCTGCTTTTCCAGCGGTAACAACTGGTGTAGAGGGATCTCCCCTTCTGGCATAACCATTACTTATTCCTCCTGGCCTGACTTGCCTTGATCGCCCGTTCCTGTTTCTGTGCAGCCTTCTTTGACCTGTGCGTTCCAAGTGTCCTCCCTGAAGAGGATTTGAGCACGTACTTATTACCCTGTTTTCTCACCGTCACGACGCCACCTTCTCAATCAGTGTGAGGCTTGCTGTCCCCGTCCTGTTGGCGAGGGCATTCGGAGCCCCTGAAGATTCCCATGAGTTGATTCCGTATGAGAAGGAAGACCTCTCCCTGTCCACCGCCACGTTCTTCGAAACCTGCCCGAACTTGAATGTGACCTGGGTCACCGTGGATATGAGAGTCTCGAGATTCGATATGACTGTCTCCACGGCTTGTCCCGTGTCAATCGCAGTCTGCTCGAGGTCGATAGTCAGGGTATGCTCATAGGCAGTTGACGGTACAACGTAGCCCTCTATGACAATATCTTTTAATTCCGGAGTATTAGTAGCAGTGCCGTCAGCCCTGTTTAGCTTTAACCTAAGACCAATATTTTTTGCCGAGACACCTACGTCAGAAGCAAAAGTAACCTTGGTAGTACTGGATGTGAAGTTGCCAAGGTCTGTCGTGGTAGCAGCCCCATCAAGCCCGTATTCAACTTCTATATATTCGTTGCTGTCATCCGTGAGAGAGTCAGCATTAATGTGAACAGCACTGAACATCTTTGATTCTGACGGCAACCCAAAATCCAATCTTGGAAGTTCGATATGTCCATCATTTTGAACAGTCGCAGAAGCTTCACTGAAATCATCACGTTTAATAGTTGCGCCTGATCTGGGATTTACCAGTGGATTGCCAAGAAAATGAGCAGTTGCGACACTGGTTCCCGTTCTGATTCCATAATGAAGTCTTGCACTACCGTCATCCCCGGTGCCTAGATCAATCCATTCAATTGGTTGGTTTGCAGTAGCATTCTTAGTCATTGAGTGCCATCCAAAAGAATTCCAGCAAACCAGTCGTGAAAAACGGGCTGCTTTACCACCTCCCACGGACGCAAAAAGAAAGTCTCCTGCACTGATCATGGAGAGGATAGAGCCGTGTAAATTTTCTGGTACTCCATCACCATAGGAAAGACCGTACCCACTCTCTATGACCCGCGAGTCACCCTGTACGGTTAACCTGTAGACAGGAGCAGGAGAGTCATCATCTACACCCTGTGCAAACCATAACGCACCCTGATGAACTGTCATTCCCCTGCCATTGTGGTTTCTCTCGTCTGTGTCAACAATTCCCGGCATTGAAAATATGAGATCCGACGTCCAAGTTGAGGGAGCGGTATCGATGATGTAAACGCCTTCTCGTGTAGATAAATAGAGCTTATTGGCTCCATCTATATCAGGATATATGGCAAGCCCAATTGGACCGTTAGAAGAAGCTATCTCCATAGTTTCATCAGCCCATGCCACACCAGCATTGGTCGATGAAAAGAAGGTGATAGTCCCTGAATCCTCATCCCATATTGCAGCACATAGCTCTCCCCCGATGGTAGCCATCAGCCCTGCATCTATGTCTTCACTGGTAGTCACGGCATCAACCATTAACCCAGCCGTTATCTGTGTGGTAGCAGCAGTCCATGTGGCACCGTCGGTTGATGTGTAAACCAGATGGTCCACATCACTGACAGTCAGGGCTACGAGATTTCCCTTGTGTTGAACTATATCGCAAGCAACAGCAACATTTATATTGATAGGAAGAGCGGCAATAGCCCACGTTTCTGTAGCTGCGGTAGACCAAGCCATTGCTGTACTGCTGCCCGTTGATCTCTCTATGCTAGTCGCACCCTTATGATTGCCTCCCCCTGTATCATTTGATATCTGGGTTTGATTCGACCCTACGGTTACCGTGACATTATCTTCAACAACAACGGAGTCGAAAACATAATTTCCAGCAGATGTACTGGTAGCCGTTACTGCCTGAGCAGTTCCAGAACCAGATGCTGTAAAAGCAGAACCTACAGGACTATCTTGATCTACACCAGTAAAGCTCTGCGCTCCTAAATGTATGGCGTTAGCATTCATTGGCATACTAACAACTATATTATTAGCCCCTAAAGCAGGTGCTTTTAAATGCCATATAGAAGCATTAACATCACTACTGGTAACCTCTCCTGCCTTAGTCATACCAACACCACCATAGGTTACAGTATCAGGATCAGCGATACTTCCATCTTGAATTGTAACTCCCACCACAAGTAATCTTTGTACTCCTGTACAGGTATGTGCAACTGTTTTGCTGGTGACATTGGTTCCTGTTCCAGAACTGGTCGCATCAAGATGATCATCTATAGCACCACCGTTTTCCCATGTAGTAGACCCACCGGTATACTGGCGATTGATAACATCCTTGGAACTATTAGCTTCCCACAGGGAATTGTGCTCTCCCTTAAAAGAAACTGATGATCTGACTACCTCATCACCGGTTGTTTTCGTGGAAGCCTCACTCTGTATGGGCAGATAAATAGAATCCATCCAACGGGTATCGCAGGTAGAATCAAAAAACCTTCGATACTCTTTAGGATCAAAGGCAACATCGGAATTTATTCTGGCACGACCAAAACCATATGCCAGATTTGGAAAAATAAAGGATTCGTAAGGAGCGATATCTTCAGGGCGAGTGCGCCCTGTCTGCCTGATAGGCTGGATAAACTGCTGTACGGGGCGTGTAGACACCTTGGTGCCGTCTCTGTCTTCTATAAGGGAATATGCCTTTGCGTTGATTTCAACATCTAAAGACATCAGAACACCATACGCGGAATCGCCACCGGGGGAGCTTTTACCTTGACCAGGTTGCCTTCCACCGCCCGCACGTAACTCTCCTCGTACTGTCGGGCCATCTCGATCCAGTTGGAATTCGGGCTGATATTCCCCGAAGCCATGCGGAGAGCCACCAACTGGCGCACCTTGTCATATAAAGCTTGCGCTAAGTCGCCGTCCACTTCTACCGTTGAATCCTCAGCGGATACAGCCGAGAGCATATCCCTGCCCACAACCCGAATCCGGTGCTTGCTTGGCAACATCTCCTGAAAGTATAGAATGCCTCCGTTAGAGGCCCCTGCAACAGGAGGAACATGGTCCCAGTTGCGGAGCTCACTGTATGGAACATCCGTGATCTCACTCTGCCCGATGGTCATCCATATCTCATCGATATAGGCGGCAACACTTGATGCTGTTACATGAACTCCCACCACCGCTGTTGTGGCATTGTGGGCAAGCGTTGCACTTGCCTTCATCAGTTCCCACCCTGTCCCGCCATGAAAGCTGCCAACCGCTGTCTCGATATAGAGTTTTACCCTATCTGCCGTATTGCAATATACCCATGCGGACAGATTTACTTCCTGACCTTCAGTTGGCAATGTTGTATACGACGATGACGCAGGGGTAAATGTCTGAACCAGTGTTGTGTTAGTACCTGCTACAGCAAGCCTACCAGAATTGTCTCCATGAAGAACCAGATAATTTTCCGGGTTGTTTGTCTGTGCTTCCTTGTTAAAAGTAGACCCAGATCCTGCAAGGGTCCAGTTGTTCTGTGAACCTGGAGTGAGCTGATCTGCGTCCCAGTCCTCGAAGTCACCATTCAAAAGTAAATTATCCCCTGAGTTCGCATCTCTCCTGTTCCCTATGTAAACGCGATCCACCCTTCGGATCGTGCTCGGCAGGGTGTAGGTATGCTGCCTGTCTCCCGTCACGATGGTTTCTACATCACGTACCATCGAGATGTCAGGATAGATAATTTCCCTTGCCTCGTTGTAGAGGTTCAATACTTCCGTGGGATCGAATGGTGTCAGTTCAAAAGAGGGTGAATCCCCGCCGGCCCAAGCTGTTCCAATAAATTCCAAAGTTCCACTGGATTGTATGTAATTCGTGATACGCCTGATCTTGCCTGTATCATTACCTGAAGTTATATGCACAAACCACTGGTTGTTGAAGTAATCGTCTACAGGAAACCTGTCTCTTAACTTTGTATCGACGACAGTGTTAGCGCCAGAAGAAAGCGCAGCCGTAGTCGTGGTGCTTGTAAGAAGCCCCATAGGACGCAGGATGTCCTGCCTCATGGTTGACCACGTTGAGGTCGGCATCAGACAGCCTTCACCTTTTTCTTCTCAGCACCCTTTGTTCTGAACTCTTCCAGGAGTAGCTTGCTGTTTTTGTCCTCAAGCTCTTCTATCTTGGCCTGCTGCTCACGAAGGGTGCGTTCCTGAACGATGATGGTAATTTCCTTGTACGCCACAGGCATTCTGCGGAATAGCTCTGCGAAATCCTCATCGGTCACGGGTATCTGTGGAGCCTGTTGTTCCTGTGTCATTATGTTGCCGCCTTAATCAATTGCTTCTCCGCATCCTTCTATTCTTCTGATTCTACGGAACCATCCCAACCGTTACAGGTAGAACAATTACTTGCGTGTTGCAGTGCTGACGGCACAGTAGTTACCGTTGCCAGTAACGCTGCCTTCGCATCATTGGTCATCTCACCGTTCATGCTGCCATAACGGTTCACGTTATTGATAGCCGTGTTAACCGCAGTTCTGATAGTTTCCAGATGTGCAATCGTTGCCTGATTAGTTGCCATACCTACACTCCCAGAGCTTGCTCAATCTTGGCAAGCCTCTTACCTATTTCATCGTACTGACTGTCCATACGGTCACGGTTCTGGTAGATACCGCCAGCGAGTAATGCTGCCATTCTCTGTTCGTTGTATCCAATAAAACCATCGTCATATTCTTTGAGGATACCCATGTCTATAAGTTCCTGTTTACGCTGGGTTAAATTAAATCTTCCCTCACGATAGGGGCTTAGAACGGCTGCGTCATCATAAGCATCAAATACATTTGTGTCCCATGTAGTATTGGCATCAATCGTTAACTGTCCATCAGGAACACGCCAGATGTCTGCGCCAGTAGAAGACCCATCAGTATTTTCTGAACGCATTCGTAAGTAGCCGGGGTCGGAAACATAGGAAATCTTAAACATCTGGTTGTCATCATCCCCATTACCAGATCCCTGAATAAACCGTACTTCGGGATAGCCAGTACCGCTAGCGGGAATTTTCAAATCAAGACGCACATTGGCACTTGAGCCTGTGGTAACGACAGACATAGTTTGGGCTGCAGACCCTCCGGCTAGCGTCAGCGCATTCTGTGTCCAGTCATTCCCCGATGCGCCTACGTTGGTAATACCAAGGGCGTTGCTCTTGAAGTCGAACTGTCCATCTCCCCCGATTTCCAATCTCTCAACCATCGCTGATGCGCCGGGACCGGGATTCGTGAAGATTGCCATACCCACATCATCATCATCTGCACCGTCCTGTTTGGCGACAATAGCCAGCTTGCGCCGTTGACTGTCACTGACTCTAGCCCACGCAATCGACGGACCGTAAACACCATCTCCTTGAGTAACATTTGACTTCAGGAAGATATTATCGACATCGGTTGCAGCTGCAGCAGTCGAGAATGCATTGGACCCACGCTGTATTTCCAACACACCAGTGGAAGGGGCTACACCAATCCCCACATTCCCAATAACAATCAGGTCGTCCTCACTCTCATCCCAGAGCATATAGGAGCCAGAGGCATTCCCAAAGAACTTAACATCGTAACCGTCTGTATTAGCACCTACGAGAATATTTTCATTAACCTGTAGGTCACCCGACCCACCAGTGTTAAGAACAATACCGTCATCACCATCTATGGTTAATATCCCTGCCGCTGTAGACCATGTGGCAGCAGCAGCGGATGTGATGGTTAGTGCGCCAGCAGATGAAGACCAAGTAGCTGCTCCTCCCGATGTAATGGTGATGGGATTACCAGCAAGAGTTGCCCCAGTTGTACCGTCATGAGTAATAGTGAAGTCATTGCCAGCACCCATGTTGAAAACAGCACTGTCAGTATTAAGAGTCAGGTCATCAGTGACAACAGCGTCCCCCGTTACGGTAAGGGTAGAGCCGTCAAACGTGAGGTTAGCCTCGCCCTGAATGGTCTCAGAATCCACGGCGGTCATGACATAGTTGTCAGTACCACCACCGGAGACCTTGACGTTAGAGGTAGTTAATCCTGGTGGGAGAAATGTACCTGCTGGCATGGCTAGTTAGGAGCCCTGTTGTAGAACTGCCAGTCGATAGCGGCATCCGTGGATGTCTTCTCTATCGCGCTGAAGTTCACTATCTCGTAACGGCTCCTGAGAAGGACTATGTCCCCGTCGTCCCATTCCGTGCCCGCTGTGGCGGTCGGAGCGGTGCCGTCCCGAGTCTCAACAATACTCGCTGTCCTGACATATCCTTCGGCGTATCGTGCGCCAGAAGGAATGTTTCCAGATCCTATCCCACCGGCAGTGTCTGTCACAGCCTGTGTGACTAATGTGCCTGCAAGTGGTGAAAAACTAAAGCTAGGCATTTTTTCCACCTTTTTCGTTGGCCTGTGCCATATTTCTAATCGTTTCAGTAAGGGCTATCCGCTCGAGCCTTTCAGCATCACGCTCTTCCCTTGTTCTTTCATTCTCGAGAGTTGCGTATGCCCTGGGATGCCTTCTTCTCAAGTGATTTTCCCTGTCCATCTCATTTAAGAAGTCAGACTTGATGCACCGGATAAGGCCCATCTTGTCGTATTTCTCCCTGTTGGGATCATCCTCATGCAGAAAACATTTTATGGTTCCTACAAGGGGCTCTATCCCCTCGGGCTTCCTCGTGGAGAAAGCAAAAGAACCGTCCACACGGCGTTTCTCCAACTGCTGCTGGAGCATATTACGGTTGACTACAGAACGATCTGCTGTCCTCGTGTCGTAGACATAGACATAGCCTGCCGACTGGAGCTCTGCGGTGCTCATGGTCATGTCAGCAGTTGCACTGATGACCGCACCGGCCTTCATGTCTCCCGGCTCATCAGCCATTTCCGCGTCCCTCATCATCTCTTCAATTGCAGGCTCGTTATTTGTCGTCATGTGTTCCTCTGCTTTTTATACTCCGGTCCGAATACACTCGCACCGCGCTTCCACTTTTCCTTCTCTTCTACGTTGTCCCAGAAGATCTTGTTCCAGTCCCTGGGTTTCAACTCTGGCCTCGGTGGCGGGGCTATGTTCATCTGCCTTGCCATCCCGAGTGCCTCTTCTACCGTGTATAAAGCCTCACCACCACCCTTGCCGTCAGGCACACCGCATATAAGCTGGAACTCGTCCCCGAAGAGTTGTGCGTCCCCGAGATCACGTGTCAGCTTAACTCTCCGGTCATTTCGAATAACCGTTATAGCCTGTATGCGCCTGACAGTCTTGGAATCAGGAGCCGGCTGGTTAATCTCAGAAAGATACCAGCACGGCTCATGACCCCATATTTCTGTCGTGGCTAACTCAACGAGTGATGCCACTAATTATTCCTAGACAGTCCAGTCTCTATTAGCCTCTACGAGTATGTAGTCACAGTCGAAGATGTTAAGTTGAGTAGTGTTAGCGCCTGCGGCCAAAACAACAGCATAGTCTGTACTCGTCGATACTGCGCCCGCCACGGTCTTCTTTAACTCGCCGTCAATATACCAGTAGGTTTTGCCATCAGGGGCTACCTCCAAACGAAGTACCTGCCATTCACCAGCTACTGCGTCATCTTCTAAGTTAACGGCAGTAGTAGTAGTTGAGGCAGCAGCACTTCCTCCATTGTGAATGGCGTGCCAGTCCTCATCGTCACTGAGTTCGTCACTCAGGTAAAACCCGGCAAGGTCTGCCGGCATAGTAATGGTGCTGGACGATGCGTTTATCACAATGTCCTCGAGCTGCTCATCAACCGAAAGGATGCTTGTCAATCCAAAGAATATCTCCTTGGTGTCGAGGTCCGGGAGTTGTACCCTGGTCTCCAATATAATCGGTCCCATCAGGGCAACGTCAAATGCAATATGCGTTCCGATGAAGGTCGTGTCTGCGTCGGTGTTGCCAGATGTAATCGTAACAACACCAGAAAGAGCATCTTTCCCTGCAATCCCAGCGTCGGCATCTTCGAAACCTTCACCACCGGCGTAGAAGTCTCCCAATTCGGCGGTGTCAGCCGTCAAAGCTAAGGTGTCGCCCACCCCGAAAAAGTCGTTAAACAGCCGTATTTTTCCTGATCCACTTTGTACTGTCGCCATATCTATTTTTCCTCCTGAAGCTGTAGCTCCAGTTTTCTTATACGCTTCCTGTAGGGAGCGACTACTTCACTTATATTCGATGTCTTGCGAGGAATACAGGCCAGGTTCTCCAGCCTGTTATCCTCCATATCGCCGTTCATGTTATGAACCACCCAGCCTTTCGGTATGGGGCCGTGTTTAGCAGCCCATGCCTCACGACGAGCGTTCAAATCTATCCAGCGGGTGCGGTTGCATCCGTATGGACTTCAATTACCCAGTTGCCCGAAGATCTCTCGCCAAATGAGTACTCATCATAGTGAAAAAGTGCAGTTGCGCCACCGCCAAGTTCAGGCATTCGCTTCGTCTCAACATAAGGTGATCTGCCCTCTACGAGGATAATCCCCTGCTGGCTGAAAACTCCGCCCTTTGCACTTGGTGTGGAGGAAATCGTCAGGTTGCCGTCCTCAAAAATTCTGGCTCCCGCGATGTTTCCCCTGTACCGGTTCTGGAAAGCCTCGGCTGCGATACCACTTGTTAGAGGGGCACCGGCCTGAGCCTCGAAGTCTGCAATTGCCGTGATACCAGGAGTGGTCAACTGGAAGTCGATGTCAGCAAGCTGGAAGCCGTGGAACACAGCGTTTATCGGGGCGCTTGCAGGAGCAGGTTCCGTCGTGTTCGATGTGATCTGGTAAGCTGCCGAACTGATATCACTTGTGTCCAGGGCTGCGGAAGAAGAGCCAAGACTAGTGCCTGCGCCGTCAATAGCCGTAAGGCCGTCTGCGTCCTTCTTTCGCTCAATAGCGTTCTGTGCAAGAGAACCGGTCTGCGCGTAAGCGTTGGCGCTGATTCTCAATGCGACCCTGTCGGTGATTATGGTGTGAACACCAATCACTGTCGGGGTGATCGACAAAAGCGTGTCGCTCATCTGCTGTGGGTTGTCGAGCTCAGTGCTCTCGGTAACTGCCTGTGCCGTGAGTTTCGCCATCGAAACCTCGTTCCAGACTGTTCCCGTGTTATCGTCGAGCCTTTGCCTATCGACGAGGTTAGGCATTACGCCCGCAAACTCTCTTACGATTCTCGCAGAAGCGATCATCGTCGGAATAGAGTCCGCAAGGCTATCAGTAATCGTGTTACCTGCTGCCATATCGGTTACTCCTTAATATGACTAAATGCGGACTCCCTGCTTTCTCAGGATTTCTGCCGCCTGTGTTATCTCATCCCGTGAGACCGCCATATCGGAGTTGCCGAGCCTTGAAAGAAGATTGTTCGTTCCCATAGTAGACGGCGCGGACGATGTCGAATCGAGATCCAACGTGTTCACACCGTGTTCCTCGAGGGCCTTTCTAAGGGCTTCCTCGTGGGCCTTTTCAGATTCTTCCCTCTGCCGTCTCTCAACCTCACGCATCGCCCTGTTGAACGCTGCCTGTGCCTGATAGAGACCGGCTATATCCTGGTTTTCGTATGCAGGCCCCCAGATGTCGCGGAATTCCGCAAGCTCCTCTGCGGCCTGAAGGTCAAGCCCTGCTTCTCTGACTGTCTGGCTGATCTCATCAATCATCAACTGGGAAGTCCTTTGAAAAGTCGAAGTAGACTTGCGTGTCTGGGCGTTAGCCTCTATTTTTTGCAAGTCTGCATTGAACATTTCTTCATCTTGAGTCCCCTGATGCTTGAGTACCGCGGCTAGAGTGTCAGTTAAAGTCATGACATTCTCGGAGAGTTGGTCAAATTTTGCGTCGTCTCCTTGCTGGCCTTTATACCTACCTTCAAGAGATCGGTAGTCGTTCTCTCTCTTGGTAGCGATTTCTTCCAGTTCTGCTATCCGCGTTTGCAGTGATTCGATACTGGGCTGTTGCTCTGACGATTCCTGTGGAGATACAGGCTCGAAACCTGTAGCTGCACTTGGCTCGGGTGCAAGTTGGCCAGTCCCGTTATTTACTGCTTCCGGTGGCGGGGAATTAAAACCCGCCGCCCCGTTTTCTAATGTCATGCACTACCCCTTAAAGCAAAAATGCCACCGGGAACATAGTCCTGGCGGCAAAGCGCACTAAATAGTTTATGGCAATTTTGATTAAGTCTAGGAATCTATCGTCCTTATGTCAATCGCTTCTCCGTCCGACCTTAGCATTAATTGCCTCTTACACCGCG